GGCGAGGTGTTTGACTTGACAACAGACGGCACAACAGCGGTAGACCTCACCAACGGCTTTACGTTTAACTTCAATGCCGCAGGCGCTACAACGGTTACGACTAATGGCTAGAGACTTTCTTTATAGAAAGCCGTTACCAGTTGGCAAGACTGACAATTACACTCTATCGCCCAATGATTTATGGCAAGGCGATGTGGTGATTGACTCGTTCACTGTTACAGTGGAAGGGTTGACAGTGAATAGCCAGCAGCACGACGGCACGACAATGCAACTAAGCTTAACCTCCACTAATAAAGGGCGCAACGCTGTACACTGGTCTTTCGTTCTAGAAGATGGGCGTAGTGAATGCATTACAGGATTCATTGATTCACCGGAGTGCTAAATGAGCTATAAAGACCTAATAAAGCCGCGCACAATGGCAGTGTGCAAAAAAGGGGAATATGGTGGCTCGCCACGTTATACGCCCGAGGAGTTTGAGCAATTGGTAGATGGGTATATTGAGGAGTGTAACGAGCTTCAAGAGATACCCACTATGATGCATTTTGCAATGACCATTAAAATTAGTCGTGAACAACTGTATAAATTCTATGGCACAGATGAGCGCTACAAGAATGGCTATGCACAGCTAGTATCATGTCGTGACGGCATACTTGAGCATAGAGCGCTTAATCCGCAAGAAAACGAGCGCAGAAGTCCAACTATGATGATATTTGCGCTGAAACAGATAGGCTGGACGGATAAGCAAGAGTTAGCGCATACAAGCCCTGATGGTTCAATGACGCCCAAAGAGCAAAGCCTAGCTGTTCTTGATGCTTTAAAGAACAAGCACAAAGAGGTATAATTACACATGCGGCTAGTCCGGCCAGACGAACCCCACTTAGTCAGTGGTTGCCGCATAACTCTCCGACTAACCTTTGACTGAGGCTCGCCAATGAAAGACAAATACAGCTTATACAGAATAAAATGCCATGTGAATGGCAAATTATATTTTGGGATAACAAAAAGAAAAGTTAGCAAAAGAATCTCACAGCACATACAGCAAGCTAACAAAGGGTGCGACTTCTTGCTGCATAGGGCGATAAGGCGTCATGGCTGGGAAAACTTCTCAGTGGGAATAATTTTATCAGGGCTGACAATGGAGCAAGCTGCTAAGGAAGAGTGTGAGCATATAAAAAAACATAAAACATGTTATGAAAATGGGTATAACATGGAGATTGGTGGGCAGACTGGAATATCCTTGCGTCCAGAGACTAAGAAGAAAAAATCAGAAGCGGCTAAAGCGGCATGGATAAAGAGTGAAAAATGGCAGGCTTCGGTTTTATGTCCAATTCGAAGAAAGAAGATAGGCGAGAACTCAAAAAGGTGCTTTAGTCGCACTGAATACAGGAAAGCGTTCGAGGATAGGCACGCTGAAATGGAGAGAGAGGAGAGAGACCCAGCATGTAGAAAGAGAGCTGTAGCCACTTTTATAAATAACGGCAATTCAACAAAAGTGGCATGTATTGAAACAGGGGTGGTTTTTAATACAACAGCTGAGGCTTCAAGGTGGGTTTGCAGAAAGGCGGGAGAGAAAGAAACTAGAGATAAAAATTCCAACATACTTGCTTGCGCTCGAGGTAGAAAGAAAACAGCATATGGGTATACGTGGAGGCTTGCTTAATGAACCCTAACGACATAGCTGACAATAGGACGGACTTGCTCACCTTTACGCAAACCATGTTCAAAGCTAGAAAAGGTTCAGACTTCAAATTCAATTGGCACCAAGAGGTAATATGCTCAACTCTAGAGAAAGTCGTTACTGGTGATATAAAAAGGCTGATAATTAATGTTCCACCGAGGTCTGGAAAAACAGAGCTTGCAGTAGTTAACTTTATAGCGTGGTGCATGGGTAACTTCCCTGATTCTGAATTTATACATGCGACGTATTCCAAAAGGCTTGCCACTGCAAACGCTTATGGTGCAAGAGCGGTTATGCTGCACGAAAAGTACGCAGAAATATTCCCACACGTCACGCTATCGGGAGACAGTAAAGCTAAAGACGAATTTAGAACATCAGCGGGTGGATTGGTGTATGCAACAGGTGCAGACGGAAGTATTACAGGGATAGGCGCTGGCAAAATGCGCGACTACTTCGGTGGTGCAATTATTATAGATGACCCACATAAAGCAGGCGAAGCAAACAGCGACACTATGCGTCAGAATGTGCTTGATTGGTTTTCCACAACCATGGAGAGTCGAAAGAACTCACCCGACACACCAATTATAGTTATTATGCAAAGACTTCATGAGGGTGATTTAAGTGGGTATTTATTGGCAGGTGAGAATGGAGAGGAATGGGATCACATTTTAATACCCGCATTAGATGAGAATGACGAAACATTCTGGAAAGGACAGTTTAAAACAGAAGATTTGCATAGACTTAGAGCCACCAATAGTTATGTATTCTCAGGGCAGATGATGCAAACTCCTAGCCCTGTCGGTGGCGGCATATTCAAAACAGAATGGTGGGGCAGATACGACCAAGAACCTCATTTTGATTATCGGCTTATGTTCGCTGATACAGCATTAAAAACAGGGCAAGAGAATGATTATTCTGTATTTCAGTGCTGGGGCGTAAGTAATAACAATATTTACTTAATTGACCAAGTGCGCGGAAAGTGGGAATCGCCGCAATTATTGAAGATAGCCAAAGAGTTTTGGAATAAGCACAGGGTTATACCAAACGGCACATTGCGACAATTAAAAATAGAGGATAAGGCAAGCGGAACAGGCTTGATACAGCAATTAAAACAAGAAGGTTATCCAGTACGAGACATTCAGCGAAATAGAGACAAGGTGACAAGGGCTTACGATGCAGCGCCAATGATTGAGGCGGGGCGCGTTTATCTGCCTGCAAACAATCCGTGGATAGGCGGGTTTATACAAGAGTGTGAAATGTTTCCTAATGGTAAGCATGACGACCAAGTAGACCCGATGATGGATGCAGTGCAAGATATGCTTATTGGTGGCGGCCCTACTAGCGGCATCCTAGTACCTTCGCGTAAACGCTGATATACTAATCACATTCGCATTAACAGGCGCACAGCATCATGGAACAACGAACACAGCTAACTATCAACGCACTAGCAGACCGCGTAACTAGCAATCTACGCGACATTTACGGCACACGCGACGACAAGCACGGGCAAGCATGGCGCGACTATGGCTACAAGAAAACACTTGAATTTAACGACTATTTTCAAATGTCTGAGCGCTTTGGTATTGCTAGTGCTGGTATCACGATTCCTGTTGAGCAATGCTGGAAAACTTACCCTGCTATACGTGAAGGTGAAGTTGGAGACTTTGAAAAGCGCGATACGGACACACCGTGGGAAAGCGAAGTAACAAAACTATTTCGCTCAATGAAGCTATGGCGCAAACTTAAACTGTGTGACGAATATCAGCGCATAGGCGAATACGGCGCAATGGCGATACAGATTAAAGGTACGGCGCAACAAGCGGACTGGCAGCAACCTTTGCAGCGTATCGGTGTTAATAATATCGCTAAGTTGATTCCGCTTTATCAAGAACAACTACGGCCCGTAGAATGGGATAACAAGACTACTTCACCTCGATTCGGTGAGCCTGTTATGTATCAACTAGACCAATCAGCAATAGGCGATGACCGCGAACAGGATAACCGCAATAAGTCGGTGCATATCCATTATACGCGTGTGATTGTGTTCGCCGAGGGTGCTGATGATGGCAGCATATACGGCAGGCCAGCGTTAAAGCGTGGTTTTAATGACCTAATCACGATGGAAAAGATTATTGGCGCAGGTGGTGAAGGCTTCTGGAAATCTGCGGCAATGAAGACTGTTTTCAGCAGCACTAGCAAAGATGCAAGCCCGCTAACACAAGAAGAAATAGACACGTTTGACGAGAACATATCTGACTTTGTTGAAGGCTTAGACAAGATGCTTATGACAGGCAGTCTTGACCCCAAAGTCCTATCTGTTGCCATGTCAGACCCACAAAACCCGTTTATGATTGCACTGCAGTCGTTTAGTGCATCGGTTGGTGTTGCGTCTAAGTTGCTAGTAGGCTCACAGGAAGGGCGCTTAGCATCAGACCAAGACGGCATATTCACGCTATCGAACATGCAAAGCCGTCGTGAGTCGTGGTGTACGCAGATGATGGAGTCTGTCATTGATTGGCTAATGTTGCACGGTGTGATTGAACAAAAAGAATACACTATCGAGTTTGACGACCTGCTTGCACCTAGTGACGGCGACAAGTTAGACCTTGCCGAAAAGATGAGCAAGATTAACAAAGATATGGCGCAGGAGGTGTTTACTACCGAAGAGCTGCGTTTAATCGCTGGATATCAG